TGAACCACTATTTCCGGAATTTAGTAACGAGACTATAACATTTGCGAGTGGATCTAGAAACTTTAGCTCTCCGATAACTTTGCCAAATGGCAATATAGTACCAGCATTAGAAAAATTTTATGGCCACTACCACGAAGTTAGATTATGGTCCGCGTCATTAAATGATGCGACTTTAATAGAGCACGCAGCCTCGCCAAATACATATACATTTAATGTTGATAGATATACGTTGAGTAACGGTTCAGAGGCAGCAAAGCCATATGATCATTTATTTCAAAGATATACATTATCTGATAAAACAGTATTAAGTGGATCATTTTATCAAACTTCAGTCCACCCCAATCAAAAGATTAATACCGGGTCTTTATATTTTAAAGGATACCTAACTTCAGGATCTATTAGTTTTGAAGGATTTGAAGAAACATATTATACTCCATCTCCTTCATTAGGAGCTAATACATTATTTACTAGTAAAGTAAGAATAGAGTCTTCTAGTTATGACCCAAACCGTAGACTTAATACTAAAACTAGGGTAGAAAATTCTTCGTTTGACAAATATTCTGTAGATTCAAATCGATTAGGGGTATATTTTTCTCCCCAAACTGCAATTAATGAAGATATTTTCAACCAATTAGGGTATTTTGAAATTGACGATTATATTGGTAATCCAGGAGACACTTATAATTCGCATTATCGAGACTTAAATAACTTCGCAATACAATATTGGAAGAAATATGAAAATAGAAATGACTTTGAAGCATATTTTCGAGCTCTTTCTATATACGACTTTACATTATTTAAGTACATTAAGCGAATGTTACCTTCTAGAACAAACGCAGTTACTGGTTTAGTAGTTGAACCGAATGTATTAGAACGTAGCAAAGTTAGATTACTTAATAAACCCGTAATCGAAGACCTTACTAAACAGGCCCATATTGATAGATATCAGCCAAATATTTTTGGAGCATATCAAGAAATATCAGGTTCTATGGATTTTACCACGCCAGCAGAAGCAACTGTCGCGCCAGATTTATTGGGATCTATAGATCAAATTATAATTAATCCAAGTTCTGAGGTATTAGTTAATGAAAGCACTTCAGTTAATATGTTGCCCGATTTAGTATCAACGGCCGGAGAAGCTGATGCTGGATTAATTAATAATATTATTGTACATAACCGATTAGGAGAAGAATATATTGAGCATAGATATATCGGAAAATACAAATTAACAGTAACTGGATCATATACGCCAATTCAAACTACGGTATTTAATTCTAGAGCATCTAATCATTTAACTTATTCAGACGAAAACCTTCGGTATTCGCCGATGGATTCAATTGTAAACGAATTCCAATTAACTGCGTCTAATAATTTTGTTGATTTAGCAGCAGAGTATGAGCCATTTACGAAGTATCGTTTAGTTATTGATATTGATGAAAATTTAGATTCGTTATGGGCCATAGAAATTATTAATGGCTCGGCCAGTGCTAACCCATTTGTGCAATATCCAGGCACTGCGGGAATCCAAACTATTGAGTTTATACCTAAAGCTGGGTTCAATGGTGTGCGCTTACAAAACAAACTAACAACGCCAGACGACATAACTATTAATTCTGTATATTTATATAAAATAAATAGGGCACAGGTTAATAACTTCTATGGTACCGGGCATGAAAATTTAAAATGGAACGGAAGTAAATTAACCGGACCTGCAGTTAATGTTGACTCTCCGAATACCGTCGATGGCGGTCCAGTAGTAAAAGTGACTGCAGTTAATCCAAACCAAATCGTATTTGCAAATAATCAAGTTACCACTATTAATCAATCGGTAACTGGAACGAAAAATAAATCTATATGATATTAGATTTTAAAGATAACTATATTTATTAAAAAGATAAAAACGTTGAATCAACATGGGATACTTAAATAATAGCACAATTACTGTAGACGCTATTCTTACTAAAAAAGGTAGAGAATTATTGGCCCGCGGTAAAGATGAATTTAAAATCACCCAATTTGCGTTAGCAGATGACGAAATCGATTATGATTTATGGAACCCTGCTCACCCACTTGGATCTAGTTACTATGGCGTAATCATTGAGAATATGCCTTTAGTAGAAGCTAGTGCAGACGAGTCAAATATTATGCGTTACAAATTAGTAACGTTACCTAAAAAGACAGCTAGAATTCCTGTCATCGAGGTAGCTCAGTCTTCAGTGACTTTAACATCACCGGGTCAAAGATATACAATTACTCCGACCACAACAAACTTTGCACAAGGAAATGCAACACTAGGATATACCGCTATCCTATCTAATTCAGACGCAGCTTCGTTACAAGTAGCGACTCCGGTTGCTGCTGGAGTAAGCCCAACGATTCCAAGATTTATTGGAGATGCTGAAGCAGCCCAGTCAGTTTCGGCTACCGGGTTTAGCTTTAATATTATTGCTAAGCAGCAATTAGTATCTGATGTGCAAGCAACGTTAACAATTATTGGTAATGAGACTGGCGGAAGAACAACGGTAAACATTACAATTAAGAAAACGTTATTAGCGACTGCTATTAATACGCCAATCGCGACAGCTCAATAAAACAAATAAACAATGGCAATATTTAGATCACCCTTTTCAGGATTCTCAATTAGTAACACCGCATCCGGCGTCCCAACTCAAAACAGTGTATTTACGGGAGAGACGTCAGCTGTACCTTTTACTAGACCAGTAACAAGACCTACTGCGGCAACGTTACCACCCCCGCCAGCATCGGGTACGTCAGCAATGATGAATGCAGCACAAATTCAATCTGAGATTGAGATTAAAGCACAGCAGTTAGCCAACCAGATGATGTCGACGATGGCCGCTCAAAACCAAAGAGCATCATCGGGTAGAGTATTTACTAGATTTGAGGCTGGAACAGATATTATTGAAAATCAAAAGACATTTGTAACTACCGGATTATGGTCAGGTAACGCTGCTACAATGTCTGCAGTATATACCGGTTCAATTCAAACCGCTGCATCAAAAGCATATTATTATGATGTATGGAATGGTACCGATGCAACCGCAGAGCCTCAATTTGCAGTTGCTTGGGGTAACCGAGTAGGATCAGGATCTAGCGCAGCTGGTACATTAAACGACTCTCCGTCTAGAGCTGTATATTCTCAATATAGATTATTGTTACTGAATCCTACCGACACGACATTTACGTTCGGAGACGGCACCTCTTCAGATTCTATATTTGCATTAAATTTTAATAGAGCTCGTATTAAAGACAAATTAGATCCAGGCAATTGGGAATTGCATTTGACTAATTTAAATGGATCGTCTCACCCAAATTATGTTTATACTGGATCAAATGTAGCAGCATTAAAAACCAACTTCGTATCATTAGTTGATGATAGTGGAGATACCCAAGAGGCGTTAACTTTAACCGCTGCTGGTCGAGTATTTAATATTGTATCCGGTACATTAACAGGAGGTGTATATAATTCTAGCAGTCCACACTATTATGGATTAGCATACCCAGATATGGGTGTAATCGTTTTAAATGGCAATGCATTAAATACCAATTTAGGATTTAATATTGTATCGGGCTCAAACGTAGCCGGAGATAATGCTTGGAAATTATATACGTCAATTTCAGGTGCTATGTCTTCAGACCCATTAACAAGACCATTCCAGGCACGTAATGAAGAGACAATCACTTCAACTCATTATTTTGTAAGAGTTAAAAATGGAGAATATAATTTCTCAAATAACCCAACATTCGTAACTGGATCTGTTGGAGAATTTTCTCAAGCAACATTTATTGGAGATCCTAAAACATATATTACTACCGTAGGTATGTATAATGACCGCCAAGAGTTATTAGCAGTTGCTAAATTAAGCCAGCCTATTCAGAAATCATTTAGTAATGAAGCCTTGATTAAGGTTAAACTCGATTTCTAAATTCATTAAAAAATACCAATAAATAGGCTCTTTGATATTTATATTAAAGAGCCTATCTACTATATATGGGAAAACCTGGTGTATTTAAACGAATTAATGGTGTCGATAAAACCATTACACCCTTCAAGGCATATAAGTCTTGGAGGTACGCTACAACATCTAGTTTATCATCCGACGGATTAGATCGATTAGTAGCAATTAAACCAAACCCAGAAAAATTTAGCGGAAATCGAGTTACATTAGATACTTGGCAAACAGAATTTGATTCTGGGTCAATTTTAATTAATACGTATAATGATAAAGAAGCTTCATTAGTTTGGTATAGCCTAAATCATTTATATTATAAACGAGCCGGAAAGCCATTCGAGACTTTTGGATACTCAGACCCATACGCTATTGAGCGAACTATATTTGACGAGGCGTCAATTATATCAATTCCACAAAAGAAATTTGGAGAAGGAATTAAACCAGGCTCAGTTAAATTGCATTTAAAAAATTCAGCATTGAATGCCGTCACGATGTCATTAATTGATGACGGAAAAGGAAATTTAATTGATACTGAATTAAGTGGTTCAATATCTCATGAGCTTTTATATTTAGGATTTAATTCGATGACTTATGAGCGAAATTGGACTGAAAATGTCAATGAGGTATCTTTAGAACTAAATAGTTTAGATAAGGTATATGCCGATACTGTTATTCAAGATTTAGATATACGATCAAAAAATGTTTGGATCACTCCTAAGTATAGCTTACCTACAGGATCACTTAATATTGATTGGGGTAATGCTGCATACTTTAATGGAAATTCATATATACGAATTCCTAATAATCCATCATTAAATTTTAAACAATCCGAAGATTATGCGGTAGCATTTTGGATATATCGAGAAGGGCTGTCATCCGGGCACGTAGTATCAAAACGAACTACCGGTACTGGGGATTGGACATCAGCAGGGCTAGTACATACCGGCGACATTAATTATAACGCCACTCAATATCCATTTAATATTAGTTTAACTTCAGGCACTACTAATTCTTTAGTAGCCACAATATCAGATGGGGCGACGACCCGAACATTAAATTATAATATGAATGCCGACGCAAGGCATCATGTATTATTACAAAAAACGGGGTCGGTAGCAGAATTGTATATAGACGGGCAATTAGTTAACTCACGTACAATGCCTAAACAAAAAATTCAAAACCAAGCAGATATTTTTATTGGGTCGCTAGGGTTAACAAATTCCGGAGCAGTCAATGACCCATTTACTGGTGCAATTGACGAATTCTTTTTATTTAGTAAAGCATTAACTGAAGCGGAAGTTAATCAATTGTCGAATGTAGAGACAAAAAACATAATGTGTACAAATACAAACGCTGTTGGTAATGTATTTTATGAACACGGCATAATTGTATTATCAGATCCCAGACCGAAATATGGCACTCCGACATATAGAATGTTTAATGACGTTTTATATAATTACAAAACAGGATTAACACAAGACCCATATTTGTCTGAATTTTTATTAGAATATAATTCTACGGTAACTTTATATGAGCATGAGTATGTATGTAAAATTAAAGAAGATGAATTTAATTTTACTACTAACGCAACAATTCGATTAGATAATGAAGAAAATTCTCCAATTCCAAAATCTATAACACAGAATAATGATTTTGCTCCATATTTAACAACCGTTGGATTATATACAGCAGCAGGAGAATTAGTAGCTGTTGGAAAATTAGGCACACCAATTAAAAAACGAAATGACGTCGACTTAAATATTATCGTAAGATTTGACGTTTAAAGAAAAATTTATTATATTTAGTTATGGCACGGAGAAACCCGTATAGTAAAAAAGCAGTCGCTGCGAAGTATGGTTTTAGGAGTGGTCTAGAGATGACCATTGACGAATCATTAAAAGAAAAAGGAATTGACGGTGAATATGAACAGCATATTATAGAATATGTTAAGCCCGAAACCCACCACAAATATCACCCCGATTTTAAACTTCCAAATGGAATATTTGTAGAAACAAAAGGTAGGTTTTTAGCAGACGATCGCAAAAAACATTTATTAATCAAAAAACAACATCCTGAATTAGATATAAGATTTCTTTTTCAAAATTCAAAAAGTAAAATTAGTAAAGGGTCAAAAACAACATATGGAATGTGGTGTGATAAGCACGGGTTTCAATATGCAGATAAAGAGATTCCAGAAGATTGGCTTAATTAAATTTGGATTATACGAAAGAAAAACTTATATTTAGGTAATGGTAAATAATAAACTATCACCGATATTAGAGCGAGTACTAGGTAAAGGTAAAGTTACAAACAAAGGTAACATAGCTTATCATTGTCCATTCTGTCATTCGTCTAGAAAAAAATTAGAAGTACAGACTATTACAAATGACCATGGCGAAAATCCATGGCATTGCTGGGTATGTAATAAATCGGGTAAAAAATTACCAACCTTATTTAAAGCGTTAAATGTAAGTAGAGATAAAGTTGCTGAACTTTATAAAGTTATTGACACCCTACCTAAGTATAATAATAAACAGATCGCTAGTCTCAACCAAAGTACGGAGGTGGTAGACTTACCTAAACAATACCTACCTTTATACGAAGTATCAGATTCTATTGAATATAAAAATGCAATTCATTATTTACGTACCAAACGTAAAATAACTCTTTCAGAAATTGTAAAATATAACATTGGGTATTGTGAAGAAGGAGAGTATGCTAAAAAAATTATAATTCCGTCATTCGATGAGTATGGCCAATTAAATTATTTTGTCGGTCGAGCGTATTATGGAGAAGATTCATTTAAACACAAAAACCCAAACGTATCAAAAAACATAGTTGGATTTGAATTATTTATTAACTGGAGTTTACCAATAGTTTTAGTAGAAGGCACGTTTGACGCTATTGCAGTGAGACGAAATGCTATCCCATTATTTGGTAAAACTATATCAGAAAATTTACGCAAAAAAATTATTGAAAACAAAGTGTCTAAACTATATATCGCATTGGATAAAGATGCACAAAAGCAGGCACTTGAGCACGCAGAATATTTTATGAATGCTGGAATTCAAGTATATTTTGTTGATTTAAAGGAAAAAGACCCAGCCGACATCGGGTTTGAAAAAATGACAAAGTTAATTAAAACTACTAACCTTTGACATTTGAAAAATTTATTGAGTATAAATTATTTAGTTAATGGAAACCTTAAACATTGGTATTAGTAAAATTGATAAAATTTATCATTTAGCTGATATACATATTAGAAACTTAAAGCGCCATAATGAATATAAAACAGTTTTTTCAAGAACTGTTGACGCTATTAAACAAACTGTAGGTCCTAATGATATTATATTTTTAGGAGGAGATATTGTGCACGCTAAAACCGATATGACTCCGGAATTAGTACAATCCGTGCAAGAATTTTTTAAAATGTTCGCGGATATTGCGCCAACAATATTAATTACAGGTAATCATGATTGTAATTTAAATAATAAATCTAGATTAGATGCATTAACACCAATTGTTAATGCACTTAATCATCCAAATCTTTTTTATCTCAAAGACTCTGGTATATATGAAATTGCGGACAAGCACTTTGTAGTTATGTCTGTTTTCGATAAACCTAAAGATTTTATTCGAGCAAAAGATTTTGTCGCTGACTATAAAATTGCGTTACACCATGGTGCTGTAAATAATGCAATGACAGATATTGGATTTAGATTAGTTAATGATAATGTTGATTTAGAACTATTTGAAGGGTATGAATTAGTATTATTAGGCGATATTCATAAACCGGCGCAGTATCTAAACGAAGAAAAAACTATTGCATATCCAGGCTCACTAATTCAACAAAATTACGCCGAAGCATTAGTGCATGGTATGTTAGTTTGGGACACGGATACAAAAGAATCAGAATTTGTTGTTATTGAAAATGATATATGTTATTATACATTAGAAATTGACAATAAAAAATACACCCCAATTCCTAAAGAGCTATTAGATAAAACAATACGACTTCGCATTAAAGTACAGAACACACAAAATTCTGATTTAAAATCAATTATCGCGCGAGTCAAATCAAAATTTAAAGTTGAAGAATTTACAATACAAAAAATTAATGATTTTACACAAAATAAATCTAGGGTAGATCGTATTAATATTGGAGATGTAAGGGATGTTGAGTATCAAAATGAATTAATATCCAAATATTTAGAAAATAAATTTTCGTTAGATGATGAAATTTTAGATGGCGTGCGGCACGTTAACCGTACCGTTAACAGCAGTTTGCCTAATTTAGAGATAAGCAGAAATGTTTCTTGGACTCCAAAGCAATTTGAATTTTCAAATATGTTTAGTTATGGAGAAGATAATAAAATAGACTTTACTAATATGAAAGGAGTTTATGGATTATTCGCTCCAAACGCATCAGGTAAGTCAACTTTATTAGATTCAATTACATATTGTATTTTTGACAAATGTGGACGCACTTCAAAGGCATCGAGTGTAATGAATAATAAATCTAATTCTTTTAGTTGTAAATTTAACTTTGAATTAGATGGCAAAAATTATTTTATTGAAAAAAGTGCAAGACGAGGACGAGGTAATCATGTCCGAGTTGATGTTGATTTTTATATAATTGACGATTTAGGTCAGAAAGAATCTCTTAACGGTAAAGAACGTTCTGAGACAAATAATAATATTCGTCATATATTAGGAACTTATGAAGATTTTGTATTAACAGCTTTGTCAGTACAAAATAATAATTCAGGGTTCATTGATATGTCACAAAAAGACAGGAAAGATCTTTTATCGCAATTTTTAGATATTAATATTTTTGAAGATTTATATTCTATTGCAAATGCAGATATTAAAGAGGTTGCAACGTTAGTAAAAGAATTTCAGCGCCAAGACTTTTCGACTCAGTTAGCAAAGGCAATAAGTGATATTCAATTATATAAACAAGAACATAAAGACCATCAATTAGATAAACAAGAATTAGAAACAAAGTTAGATGAACTTAATGCTGCTATTCTAAAACATACAAGCGATTTAGTTCCTATTGATTCGTCAATTACAAATATTAATTCGCTATTAGAATTAAAATCTAAAGCAACTACCTTTTTAACTCGATTAGAAGAATCTGCTATTGATAAAAAAGGAGAATTAGATGCCTATGAGTTGCAATTATCTAATTTACATACACAATTAAGGCAATATAATATTGCAGAAATTCAAGCACGTATTGATGTATTAACTAATGTAAAAGAACAAGAAACGGCATTGGTTGGTCATGTAGCTCATTTAAAAGCTGAAGTAGGTCATAAGTTAGAAAAAATGGAAAAACTTAATGATCTAGAATATGACGAAAATTGTTCATATTGTATGAATAATATCTTTGTCAAAGATGCTATTGAAACAAAAGCATCAATTGAAGAAGATAAGAAATCAGCCCAAGATTTAGTTGATAAGCTAAATATAATTAAAGAAAAGATTGCAGAGCTTACTCCGTCAATTGATGATAAAGCATCTTACGAAAAAATTCAAAAAGATATTCAAATTAAGCAGACTGAAATTGCAGCTGTAAAAACTGAATTAGCTCAAATCGAATCAAAGCATCATCAAGGTCAAGCAAAACTTCAAGAAGTTACAAATTATATCGATGAGTATTATAAAAAAGAAGCTGCTATTACAGAAAATAATAAAATTAAAAAAGATATTGATAAGTTGAATATCGAGGCCGATGACATTAAGGAACAAATTAGTTTGTTAAACGACGATATTCTTAAGTGTCATTCAAATTTAATTGTCGCAGAGCAAACAAAACTTAATACAGAGGCTTCTATTAAAACACTTAAAGAATACGAGCAGCGGTATAAGTTTTATCATTATTATCTAGAGGCAGTTAATAGAGACGGGGTACCATATGACTTAATTAAAACTGCAGTTCCATATATTGAGCAAGAAATTAATAATATTTTAGCGCAGTTAGTAGACTTTCAATTGATGTTAGAAATGGACGGCAAAAATATTAATTGTTATATTGTATATGATCAAGACAATTATTGGGCCATTGAATTAACTTCAGGGATGGAGAAATTTATTTCTTCGTTAGCTATTCGAACCGCATTAATTAATGTATCAACACTTCCTAGACCTAATTTTATCGCCATTGACGAAGGCTTTGGAGTTTTAGATTCTGATAATCTAAATTCTATGTTTAATCTATTTGATTTCCTCAAAACTCAATTTGCCTTTATGTTAGTTATATCACATATTGATTCGATGCGTGATGTCGTTGACCATTTAATTGAAATTACTAAACTTAATGGAAATTCGAAGATAAGTTATGTTTAGATATTTATTAAAAAGTAGATATCTAACGAATGGCAAAAAAGGAAATTATTTACCAAGGACTGGCCGACCTTCCAGTTGCAATCGAAGATTTTAGTCAAAATTCTCCTAGTTACTTTTTAGTAACAAAGCTACCTACAGAGTTCTATGCCGGTCCAAACATATTTAAGTTTAAAGGAAATAGTTCTTTATTTAAAGAAGGAGAGCCTATATATGTTGAAATTTTAGATTCAAACGGAGCTCCAATTTATTATGAAGTTGGATTAGATTTAGAATCAGCCGAGCAGTCTGCCATAGTATCCGTTATTATTAATGAAGATACCACTCCAGGCACTGGATATATCATTCTTTGTGGCACTGTTATGTCAGATGTTAACGGGACGCCACAAGACACGTCATATGTTAATGTTAGGTGGGTAGCACCTATAACAATAGATCCGTCCAAACGTAATGAGACTGATATTGTATATGACGAACTTCCAGAAGTTACAATTGTTACGTCGGTTGGAAATTATGCTTCTCCCGACTACGGCTCGTCCTCTAGTAGATATGATTCAGTATGGCAGGACAATTTATATTATTACAATTACAATAACACTGCTATAATTGTTACCTCATCTTTATCTACGATAGGATTTGATACTAATATAATAGGGGCTGATGTTAATATAACATTTTTAGATATAACGGCTCCCGAAGTACCAAATTTAATTAACACTGAAACAATACTTAAAGCAGTAGAAGTTACTAGCGGATATATAGTATTAGACGCTCCAATATCCGAAACTATTTATAATTCAAATTCTAAATGGGTGCCCCAAGCAGCTGAGGTTTCATATGCACAGGTAACGTATGAGAAATCAGGCTCGTTAAATGTAAATTCAACGGAAAATTCATTTAATGTAGTAACTGCAAATTTTTCAAATTTAGAACCGCAATTAGGCACGGTATCTAAAATACGGTCATATTATAAATCAACCGGAGTTGGCGAATATTCATTAATTAATGAAACAGATATATCAGCAACCGCACCTGAATTTGGATTTACTCCGCCAACAGCTTCAGTGTCATTTCCGTTGCCGACTTTACAAAGGAATGAGCGAATTGACTTTAAATTTGAATTTGTTAATCCTGCGGGATATGTGTCTAAACAAGTTATTGAGGCACTGAATAATTTCTTCTTAGGAGGCAATACATACATCGGAGGAGATGATAATTTATTAACAGGTTCATTATTTGTTGCGAGCTCAACAGGCACAGGCGTACAGATAACTGGAAAAAATAATTCTTCTTTAGTTAGGTCATTAGGATATACCGGATTTGCAGATGCAATATCTGGCGCTGGTCAAGCTGGATTCGTTTTATATTCTGGATCGATATCTCCTATTATGGGAGAATCCACAACAAATAATTACTCAGGCGTTGGATTAGAATTAGTTGCAAATTCAGATTCATATTTTAGGTATTCAACCGCAAACGGAGGTTTATTAGAAATACAAACTGATAAATTTTTTATTGGTACTGATTCCCGCCCAGGCGCTGCTAATTTTATTAGTGGTTCAAATGGAAATTTTGAAATACTTAATAAAACAGCTACTAAAACAAGATTTCATTTAAATGCTGCCGGTGTAGTTACAGCATCAGCTTTTGTTGCGTTTACAGGATCGTCTGATACTAATAACTTCTTAATGATGGACACTAGTGTCGGATTGATTGATGGAAAAAATATTGGACGTATAGTATTTTCCGCAGAAGAAACAATGATGCTAACTAACGCAGTATATAGCCCCACCCTCGGCCGTAATAAATATACTACAACTACATCAGGATTAAGTACTTCGGCATTAAAAGGAACGAAACGCACCCCCGATACTACGCCAACTATAACTGATATACGTACTGAAATTAAGAATTATATGACCGCTAGCGGCAACTGGAATCTTATATTTCCTGACGTGTCATTTTATACACTTCCTTTCGAAAATACACTTACCGTTTTCGGAAACATAATGGTCGACAAATCAGAATCTACAGGATCGGGAGCTACATGGAACGATATGGCGTTAGGCGTCGCATTAAAATTTTCACTTTGGGCTCCAGACACAACTTACAATTGGACTACGTTCGGCGTAGCAAATTCGGGATCTGCAGATAAATTTATCGGGGCATACTCAGGAACAGTGTCATATCTGTCCAACGAAAGCACCCAGACGCTGGATCAACTTGGCACCCCAGTATTTGCAACTTCAAATTTATCAACTAGTACATATAATGCCCGACATACTGGATCAGCGTCGGCCAGGACATTAATACCATTTAAAGCTGTAGTGCCAATCGATCCAGTTTCGGGATCTGACCGATTAGTTGCACTTAATATGGATTACGCATTTATAAGAGTAACTGGGGCATGGAATGGAACTTCATACGCTTATAGTGATCACTTTGATTTTCGCTGTAAATTAGCAAACTTAACAGCTATTATAGGAAGGACGTTGCAAGCAACATCGACGTCAGGCGCCGGGGATGCATATGCTTCTGCCGTAGCTGGAGGATATGTTCCATCCTCCTAAGTTATGTGATTTTATTTTAAAGTCTAAACCGCAATTTACTTTTAAATTTTATATTTATTACAAAAGAGAATATAGATGGCTATTTTAAATTTATCAACGCAATATATCTCGGCATCATTTCAAAATTTGATGCAAGTATCTTCGTCGGGAGAAGTATTCTCTGGGGATGGTACTCAAGTAACTACATTAGATGTATCTGCAACATATGCAACGACAGCCGGAAGTGCAGCCGCAGTTACTGGATTAGACATTAGTGCACTTGCAACGACTGGATCAAATACCTTTATTGGAAATCAAGAAGTGCAAGGCAATTTAGTCGTAACTGGCGATTTAACTGCTAACCAATATATTGTTAATTCAACGGTATATTCAGTAACTCAATCGTTTTCTTCAGGATCAACAATATTCGGAGACGACACGACTGACACTCATCAATTTACCGGCTCATTGTCGGTACTAGGATCTGCCATTGCAACTTCATTTACCGGCTCAATTTTAGGTACGGCATCAAATGCTAGTTTATTAAATAACCAAAACGCTGCATATTATTTAAATGCGTCAAATATTAATGCCGGGACAATTAGTGACTCTTATTTACCATCATCAATTAGTTCAGATATTACAGGTAACGCTGCTACAGCAACTTCAGCTTCATATGCAGCGACTGCTTCTTACGCTAGTTTTACAACCTCAG